AGAAATTGATTGAGATCATAGACTCCAAAATCTTTAGAGAATTCTTCTGCAACACTTGCCTCAGCAAGAATGTTTTTCATCACACTAATAGTACGAAGTTTGTTCCCCTCTTTAACCAAAATAGATTGATTGATTGAAGAGAAATTCTTAAGTACAGAAATAGTTTTATCAGATAGTTTCATAGTCTTAGGTTTTAGTTTCATTACTGAGGATAAGTTTCACGCTGTGCGTTCTTGTCATTGAAATTCATCAGAAGAACAGCATAATGCAAAATCTTCATAATGTCACGACGTGCAGTGCCTTTCTTATCATAACGAGAGGCATACTTGAGAATATTACTACGGCAGAATGCCTCTCCATCTCCACATGCTTCAATCAAATCCAAGGTTTGGATTTTATCATCGCCAGCGGAATAATGTTGATTATAAGTTCCTCGGATATATTCAAGAAGTTCTTTTACAATCTCTTCTTCGTTGTACTTCCAGGGAGCTCCTGGAGAGTTGGAAATTATATTACTCATGGGTTTCTTTTCAATTTCGATCATATTATTAGAGTTCATAGACATTACAAACTCATCGTAAGGATACTCATCCATTTTTAGTTCATCATAAAGTAAGGACCAAGAATTAACCATAGCAGAAAAGAAAATCGTTTACTAGAGACTCTGCTTTTTCTTTTCCAAACTTGCTGGAAAGATAACCGCTTACAGGGTCTAATTTTTTCATATAAGAATCAAAATCGCAGTAGGTTGAAAAATCAATTCCAGTAGGTTGTTCACATTCTAGCATATCTCTGTAGACAGTCAAGTATTTTTTGAATACTTCAAGGTGCTCATTAACTTCCGACATGGTACATTTTGCAACATACACATTCTCGGAGAAGTGATTACCAGGTTCAAAGAATCTAAATGAACCATCTGCCTTTGGAAGATCTGGATGAGAGAACAAATAGTTTTCCACTGGATGTTGAAAGTCAAATACAATAATGACTTTCTTATCAAAGAAACCCATCAGATCCATACCGAAACAAGGAAGATTGCTACCAGTTCGAGGATAGATGATGTTGTTGTAAATGCAGGATTTTTCATCCCATATCTCAACTTCTCTGGATTTGAGAATGTGTTTAGTGCTGTAGATCTTGGCAGAAAGAGAGGTATTGTTTTCCTCCCAATCTGCCCAATCGCAAATGTTCTCTAAATCAGGAAAGGTTTCCCAGATTGCTGTCTTGTACTGATTCCATAGGGAGTTGGAAGTCTGCATCAACTTTGTCATAGAGTTCAAGGAATGCTTGTTTGGTTTCATCATCAAATCGGTTTACACAGACTTGAATTGCTTTTGCTTTATCGTCAAAGATAGAATATGCACGAATGATGTGAACAAGGCGACGAGTAGAGATAATCTCCTCAATACCACCATCATAGAAGGTCTTGCGGATGATATCTGCCCAATCAACCAAACGCTTGGTAAAGTCTTTATCAAGACAACCAAGTTGATCAGCAACGTTTACAAGAATTTTCATCTCATTGGCAGGAGTAGGATACTCTTGCTCAAACGTTACTGGGAATCGCTCAAGGAAAGCTTCGTTTAGCACGTTAGTTCCAATGAATCGTCCATCGTCGGAACCTTTGCCTTTAGTATTTGCAGTTGCAAATACGTTGAAACCTTCTGCGGGAGTAATGTGCTTGCCAATTTTCTTGAGGAAAACTCCTTTCCCTTCAAGAATCGACTGAAGGCAGAGAATTTTATTAGAAGCAAGATCGATTTCGTCAAGGAGGAGAACTGCACCCCTCTGGAGTGCTTCGATTACTGGTCCATTATGCCATACAGTTTCTCCATTAACAAGACGGAAACCGCCGATGAGATCATCCTCATCAGTTTCAATAGTAATGTTTACGCGGATAAGTTCCCGACCCAACTGAGCACAGGCTTGTTCGATTGAAAACGTTTTGCCATTACCAGACAAACCCGTAATGAACGTCGGATAGAACAATCGTGATTGAATAATCTTGCGAATGTCGCTGAAATTACCAAACTTGACGAAGGTATCATCTTTCTGAGGAATGAGATTTTGAGATTCCCGTTCAGGAACAATTGCAGGAGATGCCTGATAGGTTTGCTCCATTTGTTCCCGAACGGTAAGATTCCATTTACCGCGAGCAACCTTACAATCAGAAAGTTTATTAGTTACAGTCTGATAGTTAGAACCGTTCATAGCACACCAAGCACGAATGTCGGCGGCAGTCACAGACTCTCCATACACTGCTTGAAGAGAAGTGCGGATGTAGTCAGCGGAGAGGGTCATGAAGTCGTTTGTTTAACTGAAGTTATTATACACATGAAAAAGGGGGCATTTAGTGCCCCCTGTGACAGTTAAGTAATTGGATTACTTTTTAGATTTTTTATCTAAAAATTTCTTAGGGGGTGCAACTGCTTCTACTGGTTTTGCGGGAACAGCAGCGGGAGCGGGGGGTGCTGGTGCTGCAGGTGCTGCTGGTTTGGCAGCGGGTTTACCGCTAGCTAGATCTCCAAAACGGGACATTTGCTTCTCTGTAATCTTCCTTATTATTTATTTTAAGCAATAAGTTCCACAAATTCCCCAAGAATCTTCTTATTCATCTTTTTAGAAGCAAGAGACTTTTTGAAAGCACTCTTGATTTGAGATTTCGTTGCATCTTCTTTGACTTCAAATTCCGCATCATTGGCAAGTGCGGTTGCAGAAATACCAAAATACTTGTCGTAACCAGTTTCCGTCAGAGAGAATGCCTTGTTCTTTTTCCAAACAGACATAACTTTATCAACTTTAGGAGTAAAGTATCCGCAGTAGCGACGAATAAAAGATCCAGCATCGCGACTCTCAAGAACACGCATACCAATAAAATTAGTATCCTGAAACTTGTCCTTCAGATTCTTAAGCAAGACTTTCGTAAAATCATACCATTCACAGTCAAACGAATAAGTAGTACCAAGTTTTCTGTCGCGAAGAAACGCATTGGGGCCGATAGTACCGATACCGAGATAGGGATCTTCATCCCAAGGACGCTGAACTTCCCTATGATACTTAAGCGGTGCTGCTTCCCCATCAGTCAGAATAACGCATTGAACCTTCTGAAGTTTATGCTGATTCTTGAAGTTAGGAATGATTTTATGAAGGCACATAAGAGCTTCATTCAAAGGAGTTCCAGAAAGACCCATTCCAGTCGGATAGCGATAAGTAGCATAATGAGAGAATGAATATGCCAAGCGATAGATTCTCTTCATTTGAAAATCCAATTCTTTAGCATTACACTTGCTAGTAAACAAGTTCATCAAAGAGAACCATTCAGGAATACCAAGAAGTCCATGCTTACGCTCATAGCAGTCATGCTTGATGATTGCTTTTCCATCTTCATCGTAACTAACCCTCGGATACTCGGAGGTAAAGGCATAAACATCAAAAGGAATATTAACCTTTCGGCAGAACCAAATTAGGTTATAGAGTTGCTTGATAGTATCCTCCATAACATACTGCATGGAACCAGACCAATCAAGAACAAAAACTAGTCCATGATTCTTACCGTCAGCAAGAGTCGTTACTTTCTTGAAAAGGTCCTCATTGTATTTGTAAGTATGAAGTTTGGAGCAATCAAGAACACCAGTTCGACTGGTAGTAGCACGAGCGTAAGAGTTTGCAGACTTACGGCATTCAAATTCTTTTACCAGATAGTTGACTTCTTTCTGAGCAGAACGCTTGAATTTCGTATACAAACCATCAGGAATTTCAAAAATATTATCCTCATAGTCATCCCATGAAGAGTTCATGGTTTCCTGAATTTCATTCATAGGAACAACGATCTTATCAATGTCAAGATCAGGAACTTCCAAATAAACATTTTCAGAACCTTCCATCGAAGCAAGATCCTTAAGAGCTTGCTCAAGGGAATCCATAGTCTTTACGGTATCAGAGACACCACCAGCGCCGCTAGGAGGAGTGTTAGGGGGATCTGCAGGATTATCCTGCTGCTGGTCTTTATCTGCCGTTCCGCCGTAGGATTCTCCCTCTTCAGGTTCTTCAGACTCAAAGTCATTGCCTTCCCCTTCATCAGAAGAATCGCCCTGATCATTTTGAGGAGTCATATCAGTTCCCTCTTGACCTCCAGACTGTTGATTAGCGTCAAGGTTATCAATATTAGTCTTTACTTGATCCTGGCGATTACAGAAGTTGTAAAGCACCTCTGCTGCAGAAAGAACATCATCAAAACTTTCGCAAGATTCAATCTGGTTAATAATTTTCATCTCATCCTGAGAGAATGAAACATCAATAAAGTTACCAATCTTGAAATATAGATTGGCACGATCAGCGAGACTGAATTCAGAGATATCTTCCCCATCAAGATCAAAAAAATCTTTATCGGATAGTTCTTGATATCCTCTGTAGAAGGTCTTGGCAATACCCATATACCGACGCTTCATCAACTTCTCAATACGAACGTCTTCTACAACGTTAACAAACTGAGGAGGAATCTTGACTTCGGTTAACCAATTTCTATCTGGAGTATAGAGAGCGTGCCCAACCTCATGACCAACCAACATGTCAAATACTCCGCTGCTTGCTTCCCACATAGGAAGAGTCAGAACGCGAGTATGGACATTGAAACAAGCAGTCTCAACTTTCTTGTGCTCTACCATCAGATCCTCAGTAGCGAGGAGTTTGGCAAGTTGAGACTTGATTTCGTGGCGAACGGTCATTGCTCTGTTGCGTATGAACGTATCATACAAAAGATCCCCGCTGTTTAGGCGGGGTCATGTGACGGTTCATCAACT